GAGTGGCCCGAGAAACCCTGGAGAAATGAACGATCCCATAGTGTGTGCGGTACCTGTCATGTTGTATCCAGATTGGGTTCCTGCATTAGGATTATTTTGGGCGATAACGTAATTGCGATTTGTGCAGCTCTGAAAAGGGTTGTCCCCTAAGAACTTGGCAGTGCAATAGCACCCATCCTGCGCAGCCCACGTGTGGGCTCCGGGCATAATCTTAGCCTCTGCGATATTATTTGGAGGGGATCTAAATTGGTTAGTAGCTAACGATTGCGGGACTGAAACACTTGACGTCCCCGTAGTGTCGCTACTAAATGGAAGAACCACCTGGCCTGGCTCAAATGAATGGCCATACTCGTAGACAGTGACTGCGCCTTGCTTGTAAATCTGGGCGGTAGTGTTAACTACCTCGAAGCCAGAATATACGATGCGATAAACACCGAGGTCAGTGTTGTCAAAGTCTAAATACTTGTCGAGAGTAATGTTTTCGACCGAGTAACCACCGTTTGCTACTAGAGGGCAATGACCTGGGGTGAAGGTCATGTCACCGTCATCTGCTAATCCAGATGGCACTGAATTGATGACGAGCCCGTCCATGCGTGCGGTGACGGCATGTGTGGTACCCGCTCCGGCCCCAATTTCCGAAATGTAACCCGCCGGAAAACCCGGACCTCCGCCTTGAGGCTGAAATTCTGCAGTGGCGTTGAGCCCAGGCTCAACACCACGTATCAGAAGGCCATTTGGCTTCGCCCAGTCAATGGGCGAGAGGGCTACGTGACAATCCCAGTTGGAACCGTCAGCCAGCCCGGCCGGCGCCGATATCTCGAGCGCCTGGCGTACCTTGACGATAACGGTAGGTTCCGTATTGACGTCAGGGTATCCGCGCAGGTTATCAAGTTGCAAATCGTGAAAAGGGTCAAGTGCATACTTAAGCCAGTCGCAGCCTTCGTCCGTAATCTGGCGTGAAGTGCAAAGACCATGCATTGGGTCCTTGCTGCGCACGGCTGTCATAAGTTGCTGAGGTGTCATTTGTGGTTGTGGCGTTTCTGCCATATTCTCTTTTTGATACCAGTGGTGATACCAAAGCCTGTAGCTTTCGGGGGGTCAATCCTCACCCACGCCCGACCGATTCGGTAGCTTTCACCTAACGGTCTCGGACATTAAGAACCAGCACACGCGTGGAAGGTGACGCGTGATGAAAGAAATGTCCGCTGGGAGGGCGTCTTAAAGCCACCTCACGCTTGCGCGTGAGATGGCTCCCCGCTTGCTGCTTCCGGATTGTCCTCGCTGAGACACTCAGCGACTTCCGTCAGATCCTCTGTCGTGAGCATCTCAATTGCTTTGAGCGCTTCATGATCCATCGGTTTTAAAGTCAGCAAGTTGGCGACGGGGCCTGACATCCGGACGACGGCCTCGTGGTCGTCGTCGGGGTCGTAGCCCATTCCTGGTAATAAATACTCGTCCAATTCAGCCCAGGTGCTGCATTCCATGAGGCCATCGAGCCAATTGTTCAACTCCGTAACGTTGTTGAAATTTACCTGCTCGGCAATAGCTTCAAGCATCATGGGAATGTCTTCATCTTGCACATCGTATGGGCCTCCGATGACGCGATAAAACGTATCACGATCTAAATCGTATAGCCGTTGCATCTCCGTAGAAAGAACTGGTCGATCTTCCTCGTCGAGTTCGACCATGCCTTCGAAACTCTTAAGTTCCAGGTCGTACAGCTTCGCAACAACCATTAAGAATTGTCTGATCACCGGTGTTTTCGAGTCGGTCGTCCAGTAGCCAAGCAGCTTTAACTTATACTTCTCTACGCTTAAACTTTTGGCGACAGATAGCTTCCTAACGGCTTTGCACACGTCAGCGTAGGAAGCTAATGACTCCAAGGGTCTCGGGTAGCATCGGCCCAAGAAATAAGTGCCTTGTTCAGGGGTCGAAAATGACACCTTCAGCACCATGCCAATGCTCTGCGTCAAGAAGATCGCGCTTTTCTCCCATACATCGTCGGTAATTGTGGGCAGATGAGGCCCGATGCCGTCATCTCCATATTTTGGCCCAATCACCGCGTACGGGATGCTAAATGGATCTGGTACGAGTCCTTCGAACATAAAAGTGCCCCATAATACCTGAACATATTTATTGATATCTTCGGCGTAGCGCTTTAGCGCTATCTTAATGGTGCTCTTCTTTATGTCGCTAAACTCAACAT